TGAGTGGGTCATAAGCCCCCATAGCTCAGTGGATTAGAGCAGTGGGTTTCTACCCCATGTGTCGCGGGTTCGAATCCTGCTGGGGGCACTTCTAGCTTACCCCCTTTTACCGGTGTTTTTGCTGGTGGGAGGGGGTTTCTGCTTTTCAGCTTATCCGGTGGTTTCCGGTGGTTTAAGGCTGTTTCCTGTCGTGGATGTCGTGGAATTGCATGGCCGTTTTAGGGATTTCCCCAACAACTTGCAATGCCGTAAACTACGGCATATAATGGTGTTAGACGGCAAGGGGAACCACCCCTGGAAGAGGCCGCACAACCGGAAAGAAAGTCCGAAATGCAGACCATCATCACCACCCTGGGCACCTACACCGGCCCCCACATGTACGCCATCCTCAAAGAGCAGTTTCCCGCTGATGTGACGTTCCGGCGCACCAATGTGCCAGGCCAGTGGGGCACCATCGACCGCGTTGTAGGCCGCCAGCACTTCACCCTCGGCACCATCACCGAAGTAAGGACACAAGCCGCATGACCCCAAACGAGTTCCGTATTCTCCGCACCAGCATGGGGCTCACCTCCCAAGAGGTAGCCAACGCCTGCGACGTAAACCTCCGCACCGCCCAACGGTGGGAAACCACCCACCAGCCCCCACTCGACGCCGGTGTATGGCTACAAGACAAATGGGTGAGGTTTGCGGACTACATCGACCAAGCCCTACAGATTGCCGAGCAGGCAGAAGCAGAAGGCAAACCTGTGATACTCACCAACGCGATTACAGGCGAGGGTCTTAGCCGTTCTGAGCACACCGCGCTTATGGGGCATATCCACATGGCGTACACGATGGCGGACTTTGACTTTGAGGTTGCCCCCTAAAACGACGAAAAGGCCCCCACCCCGCGCAGGGGTGAGGGTCGGTCTAGAAATCGTTCTCTAGCTCATTAGGTATGGGCATGTCGGCAACACTTTCAGGGTGGCGGAGTCGCCACTGGCGAATATGATTCACGGCGATAAAGTAGCGGCTTTTCCACACCTCCAGTTTGTCGCGAAGTTCGGCAATTTCTCCACGCATTTCACTAATGGACTTGTCGCGGGCTTCCAGTTGCTCGTTCGTCCATTCACGAATGCTTTTAGTAAAGGACTCCCACTCCGGGCCTCGAGTTTCAAGCTCGGCTTTCTTTTTCTGACTCTTCTCCGTCAAGTGAGTACCGATGAGGGTGCCGAGCACACCGATAACACCGACGATGACGGTAGCCAGTGGCCCGTCCACGGGCATACCCGTCACCTCCCATCAACAAACTTCAGCTCACTCGTCTGCCCCCGCCCATACGCATAAAGGGTCATAGCGGCGATGCCGATATAGCCGAGGGAGGACACCCAAGCACGCCCCAAATCACCGAAAAGCGTGGCAAAGATGAAGCTCAACGCCCACATGGAATGCAGCCCCACGACGGCACCAACGGCGGCGGGTACGAACCTGTGCCACTTAACTGCACAAAGACAGAGCGCGCCCATGAGAAGCCACACCACAGCCCACGAGGGAGGGTTAAGAACGCTCTCCATGAAGTGCGTAGGCTTACGCTCCGGGTCTACTAGCAGAGGTGTATAGGACATTCCCCGGGCTATAGAAATACTGCCGAGAATCAACAGGCCCGCAGCATCAGACACGAGCCAGCGGGCGGCGCGGCGCTTAAATCTTTCCCAGTCCACGGTTCACTCCCCTGCTGTGGTGGGGCCTGTGTAGACCGGCAGGGCGGCGGGTGTGTTGGCGGTTTCTGCGCGGTCTGCTTGGTCTGCTAGGCGCGGGGCCATGGACGGGGTGACACCATCAACGGTGAGACGGTTGGTCAGGGTGGTGACGAAGAAACCAATACCGCCCACGAGCAGAATCGTCCATTCCGGCGCGTCCGCAAGATACACCGGCAGCACGCCCGCAACCCACGCCACCGCCTGCAACACCAACATGATGGTGCCCTTGTAACGCAGCCACCACGGCTGCTCCTGTAGCTCCACCGCCACGGCCTCAGCCACGTGCTCAGACACGGAATTAAGAACTGCCTGATTGTAGTGACGTGCCATTACTTCTTTCCCTCCAGCTTCTTCTCGATGCGGGCAATGTCCTGGCGGATTGCCGCCACCGCGTCCACGAGGGTGAGATTTTGGCCGCGCTCATTCTGGCCTAATTGCGGCCAGCCCTGGCCCTGCGGCCCGCGTAGTTGCCGCCAGATTTCTTGAATCGCTTCAAACTGCGGCCCAAAATACCCACTGATAAAAGCCGTGAGCTGCTTGTAGAGTTTGTTCATTTCTTCCTCCGATGGTTCCTCATTGGGCGGGTTCTTCCCGCTGAATAACGCTTGTAGTTGCGCCTTGCTGCCCCGGTAGGCGTTGATGTCTACGCTGTAGCCAGCGACCTGGGCGTTCGAGCCGTACTGCCACATGGCGGGCTTCTGATTGCCCAGCGGGTAATCCCACTGCTGGTGCCGGTCACCGGGGTAAATTGCGCGGGGTGCGCCGCTGCGGTTCTGCCCGTATGCGGCAACCCAGAACGCCCCGAACTCGTGGGAGTCTGGCTCGTGTGGGCTGATGCGGCCCTCCCAGTAAGGCACGTAGGAATATGCGCCAATGACACGAACCCCGCGCTTCTCAAACTCGCGCTTGCACTGGCGAATATGGTCAACATGCAAACCGGCTGGGGTCTCCGCATCAATCCACACGGGGCGTTTCTTGTCACCCATGACTTCCAGCGATGCCTGCACCTGCTGCGCCACCGTCGTGCCCTCGCTGGGGTTCCGCAGGAAGTGGTAAGCGGCGGTGACAAGACCGGCTGATTCCGCATCGTCTAGGTGAGAGTGATAACAGCGGTCGCGGTGCGTGCCGTCCGTGGTGCGGATGATGGCGAAGTCGATACCCTCGCGCTTCGCCTGCTTGAGGCTCATGCCGTCCTGGTGCTCGGACACGTCAACGCCAAAAAGGGTGCCGCCCTCCTTCCTTACAGGGCGGGCCACAGCGTTGCCGGGCCACTTCGCCCCGCGTAGCACCTGCTGCGGGTCGAGAATAGTTTGCCCGACTACTCGCTGGCCGGGGCCAACCCACGAATACCGATACACCTCAATGTGGAGATGAGGTGCCACACCGCCGTTCGTGGACGAGTTGGGGTTGATGTATCCAATCCGCTGCCCCTCACGCACCTGCTGGCCGGTTCGAACTTCCGGGATGATGTGCCCGTAGACGGATTCATTGCCGCCAACGCTGGCGGGGTGGTCGATGCGAATCCACTGGCCGAAACCACTAGCGGCACCGGCTTGAATAACCGTGCCGTCCTTAATCGCATAGATTGGTTTGCCGCCTGAGCCACCAGCCACGCCGTAATCTACTCCCCAATGGGTGGTGCCCCATCGTGGGCCGAGTGGTGAGGTGACCACAAAGCCCTTATCAACTGGCATAGTAACCATGTTTCTCCCTCCTCCAGATATAAATAAAGCACCCCGTAGGGTGCGGTCGGTTTTATTGAATTGGAGTTTTCTTTTTTAGCGCTGCTTTACGTCGCCTACTACGTTCTCTCTCGCATTGTCTACACCTGCGCACTTTTCCTGTTGTCCTGACCTCGATTCTTGTGTTTTCTGGGGTGAACTCGTGGCCTCGTTTACAGTGGGTCTTTTTTGCCATTGGGTGAATCCCATTTCTTACCCGGTCAAGGTTGTTATCCCTGCGTGATGCCCAGCGTAAGTTTTCTAAACGATTATCCCCCGGATCGTCATTCCAATGGCATGCCTCCATCCCGTCTGGGCAGGGGCCAATGAATGCCATGAGAACGAGCCGGTGGACTAGGAGTGAACGCATTCTTCCATCGAGTGAAAGCCATACCGCAATATGTCCTGTTTTATGGACATCCTGCTTTAATAGCTTTCCTCGGTAGGTCTTCCAGCCGTTAACCGGGTGCGGCAGAATTCTTGTCACGCTCCGTACGCGCCCGTGGTCTGATACCTCGTAGTGTCCCTCGTATCCGGGGATTGGTCGCCATTGTTCGGCTTGGGTAGACTTCACCCTAGCCACCTCCTACTCGTCTAGGTGTGTGGTTAGGCCCTTGCGAGTGTTGGCGCACTTTCAAGGGCCGTTCTTGTACTCTATTTTACCACATGAGCTGGGGGTTTATGGCTATGTGCCCCAGCGGGGGCCGTAGCCGCTGGAGACCTGGTAGGTCCCAGGCTTCATTGGGTAAGTGACCATAGTTCCTCCTTAACTAATCTTGGTGGGTTTTTCCCAATAAAGGTTTTCCACGGACCCATAAAAGGGCTTGCTGTCAGTTGAAGAATAGTGGTCAGTCAGAGCCGTATATCTGTAGGTGTCACCATAAACGTCAATGCTAACCTGATCGCCCTTCTTATAATTCACACCGGCGCGCCACGCGGACGGAGCGCTGGACGGTGGGTTGCTAGGCGTGGACCCGCCAGACGACGGCGGAGTGGTGGGCGTGGAACCACTGGACTTGGAGATGAACTTCCAATACTGATCTCCCTTGAAACCGCCCGGTCTATTGTCAACACTCGCAAAGTGGCCACTGGTGCACTGATAGTTACCTTCCACGCCATTAACCTTTGCTGACACTATTTCCCCAGAGTAGTAGTATTTGCCGTTATTCCAGGGGTCGTACTTGATGTCGTTTCGTTCACGGACGTAACCGACCTGCTTCCAGTAGGAGTACTGGTCCCAGCCCTCGCCTGGCTGGGTTTTGCTGCCGTCCGCCTGGTGGTCCTGGATGCACTCATAGACTAGACCTTGGTAGTGGACCAGGTCTCCCCGGTTATAGTCCTGCCGGTCGTGCCAGGGGTAAACCCCTGACCCAACAGACGAGTAGACCTTCTGACCACCGTACCAGGCCTCCTTAATCTTGCGGCCGCCCAGGTACAGTTCCTTAATCTTGCGGTTCCCAAAGTGAACTGGCATGGCTACTCCGCAATCACGTAGAGGACGTCGGAATCTGGTTTGGACGGTAACGAGGACACCAGCTGAATCCGCGCGTCCACGTACGCCTTGGAAGTCGCGGACGTGGACGTGGGCGGCGGGTCCGACACCAGGATGGCCCCGTTACCGTAGCGCTGAACCAGAGAGTCGCCCGAGACGTTCTTGTCAATCTTGGGGAGGTCCGTGATGTCCGCCATCGTGTGCTTATGGTCGTCCTGAGATACCTGTTTCCACTTGGACCAGTTACCGGAATAAAGTCCACGCGTCCACACGTTGTTCTGAACTCCGTAGTCGGTGTAGCGCTGGTAGGTCATTCCCGATTCAGGGTTGAACACCTCCAGCAGGCCTGCACGGTCGTTCGGGTAGTTCTTGCCCGCGCGGGCGCTCTTGTCCAAGTTCTGGTAGTACACGCCGGTCTCCTTGTAGGTGTCCAGGTCCACCTCCCCCTTAATCAGTGTCACCTCGCGCGGGAACGCGGTGGTGTCCACGTACTTCTTGGAGGCGGCCACTGCGTCCCCATCAGGTGTGGTAGGTACCGCAATTTGTCCGGTGGAGTACCGCTTGACCAGGGACCCGCCCTTGACCGCGTAGTCAATCGGGGGGAGGTCCGTAACATCCGCCACCTTGTGCTTGTGGTCCTCGGGCGGGAACTTCTTGGGGACGTTAGTGAGGTCCGACCACTTACCACTTTCGCCCGCCGGGCCACGGTCGCCCTTAGGTCCCGTCAGGTGCGGGCTGGTCTTGCCGTTGACGGTGAGCTGGTCGCCCTTCCAGCTGGTGGAGTCCGCCACCCCGGCCGCGCGGTCCGCGTCCTTCTTCGCAGCAGTGGCAGACTTCGCAGCCGCCGAGGCCTGAGAACTCGCCTTAGTCTCGGCGGTCTTGGCCGCGGTAGCGGACGACGAGGCGTCGCCCGCGGACTTCGACGCAGCCGAGGCAGAGTCAGACGAGGACTTGGCGGACTTGCCCGACTTGTCTGCAGAATCGGCGGACTTCTTCGCGGACTGGGCGGCACCACTAGCCGCCGTCTCCGCCCGATCACGCGCGGACTCCGCGCGGGTAGCCGACTCCACGGACGTGTCAATCAGGTGGACGGCCTGGGCCGCCAGCTTCTCAATCTCGCTCTGTGTGGCCTCGTCCGCCACCTGGGCGGCGGCCACCACCTGGCGCAACGCCTGGGAATTGGACTCCCCCACTACTATCGGGATGGTATCCACGGCCCGGCCGTCCGACACCAGGGAAAGAATCGCCGGTCCAGTCAGGCAGGTAAACTCCACCTTCCCGTCCTTCACTGGGAACCGGTCATTTTGGGTGACCACCACTCCCCCGGTGCTGGTGCGCACGTGGGGCGCGCGGACCCATATCTCGTTGACGTGCGCCGCCCTGGACGACACGAAGTTTAATTCACCACTGATCGTTGGCATTAGTCCTCCTAGTCTGGATAAATGGTGATGTCTAGCGTGTTGTACGACATCTGGGCCGCCTCCGGCACGCCGTTAAACACGCGGCTGCCCCTGGTCACGCGCGCTCGGACTGAGTCGATGGAGTTCGCGGACAGAGAACCGATAGCGGTGGCGCGCACCACCATGTCCCCCGTCCAGTTGCCCAGGGCGGTAATCTTAAACCCGCGGTCGCCCGGTCCGTACGCCTCCAGGCGCACGAAGTTCTCCGAGTCGCGGTACATGTTCTTGTAGTCGGAGAACTTGGCGAACACCAGGCGCGGCAACCGGCGGCGGTACTCCTTCTCGACCCGCAGGGCACGAGCGTTCGCGTCCGAGGCCCGCTGGTTCGCCTCCGCCAGTTGACGCGTTACGCGGGCGTACTCCTGCTGCAGGTTCATCTGCTGCTGTTGCAAGTCCGCCTGCTCCTGCATCCGCCGGTTCCACTCGTCCTGCGTAGTCCATTTAATGTCGTTGACATCCACATAGCCACGCGTGGCAGCGGTGAACAACTGAACTGTCTGGTTGAACTTGTTCTGGTTCTCCGGGGACCAAAACTTGACCACGTCGCGCGTGGCCTGGTCCACCGAGTTCGACGCGTCGTCAATCCGACCGGACTGCTCCTTGAGGCGGCGCGTGGTCTCC